GACGCAGATGCGTATGCAAAAAGTGTAAAAGCCGAAGCAGATATTAATTTAGCTCAAGCTAAAGAAGCTAATGATGCTTCTAAAACACTAAAAAAAGCGTTAGCCGATAAAGAAGCGGATTTAAACAAACGTGAAGGTCAATATGAAAAAGACTTTGCTGCGTTTAATAAAGCTGTCGACGCACAAAAACAAGCTGTAGCTGATTCTGATGCAGCTTTAGCCAAAGCACAAATTGCTTTGCAAGCAAAACAAGATCAAATAGACGCTGACCGCATTGCTTTAGATGCCCGAATCAAGGCTTTCCAAGCTAAAGTGGCGTCTTTGGAAGTTTAATTTTTAAATCGTACTGGTGCGATACACCAGGGTTTCTTAAGGAAACATCGAAATGGACGAAAGTCAAGAAGTAGTACCAGCGGAAGTATCCGCGCCAGAGCAGGTGGCAACGGCTGCACCTGAAACTGAAGAAGTAGCGCCGGAAGCAGTAGAACCAGCAGCGGAAGCACCCAAGACCTTCTCACAAGAAGAATTGGACGCAGCTATTGGTAAACGACTTGCTAGAGAACAACGTAAGTGGGAAAGAGAACAGGCAGCTAAGGCTCAAGAAACACAAGCCCGAAAGATCCCTGCTGAAATCCCGCCAATTGAGCAGTTTAATTCGCCTGACGAATATGCCGATGTATTGGCAGAACGTAAGGCAGAAGAATTGCTTGCTAGGCGTGAACAAGCTAGGATGCAGTCTGAGATCATTGAGGCGTACCACGATCGTGAAGAAGAAGCACGGACTAAGTATGACGATTTTGAACAAGTCGCATATAACTCCAAGCTACCAATCACGGACGCTATGGCTCAAACGATTCAAGCTTCAGAAGTTGGCCCCGATATGGCTTATTACCTAGGGTCTAATCCAAAAGAAGCCGAACGTATTTCTCGTTTATCGCCACTCCAGCAAGCCAAAGAATTAGGGAAAATTGAAGCTAAATTAGCTGATAGCCCCGTTGTAAAAAAGACTTCAAGCGCCCCAGCACCAATTGCTCCGGTTACGGCGAGATCCACTGGATCTCCAGCAACAGACACGACTGACCCTCGCTCTATCAAGAGTATGAGTACATCAGAGTGGATTGAAGCTGAACGCCAACGCCAGATCAAGAAGTGGGAAGCGCAGAGAAACCGCTAACTATTTTTTAATTAGGACTTTATTATGTCAAATTCGATTTTAACCATCGACATGATTACAAGAAAAGCTCTCGAAATTCTCGAGAACAACCTTGTACTCACACGTAACGTAAACCGCCAGTATGACGATTCTTTCGCTGTTGAAGGCGCAAAAATCGGTTCTACTCTCCGTATCCGCTTACCAGACCGCGCTTTGGTAACTGACGGTGCCGCCTTGCAAGTTCAAGACGACAACGAACAGTACACAACTTTGACTGTAGCGTCACAAAAACACATTGGTGTTAACTTCACCTCTGCTGAATTGACAATGCAGTTAGATGACTTTGCAGAGCGTGTTTTGAAACCACGTATCTCTCAGTTGGCTTCTTCTATTGATGCTGACGTAGCAAACAGCTACAAAGCAGTTTATAGCTCAGTTGGTACACCTGGCACAACTCCTTCTACTTCTTTGGTGCTGTTACAAGCTCAACAGAAGTTGAACGAAAACGCTGCTGTTATGTCCCCACGTTACGCTACTGTTAACCCAGCAGCTAACGCAGGTTTGGTTGAAGGTATGAAAGGTCTGTTTAATCCTACAGACACAATCAGCCGTCAATTCAAGAATGGCATGATGGGTATGGGTGTATTGGGCTTTGAAGAAATCAACATGAGCCAATCTATCAAGCAACATACAACTGGTTCTTGGGGTACAACTATCACTGTAACTTCAACTGTTGCTACTGAAGGTCAAGCTACTTTAGGTATTAGCTTTACTGGTTCTAGCAAGACTTGGAACGTAGGTGATGTATTCACAATCGCTAACGTATACGCTGTTAACCCACAAACCCGTGAGTCTACTGGTAGCTTGCAACAGTTCACTGTAACTGCTGCTGCAACTGGTTCATCCACAGCTACTTTGTCTATCAGCCCAGCTATCTATACATCTGCTAACGCATTGGCAACTGTGGATTCATTCCCACAAGCTTCTGCTGTAGTAACAATGTTAGGTTCAGCTTCTAGCCAGTACGCTCAAAACTTGGTTTACCACAAAGATGCGATCACTTTTGCGACCGCTGACTTGTTGTTGCCACAAGGTGTAGACATGGCTTCCCGCCAAGTTCATAACGGTATTTCTATGCGTGTTGTACGTCAGTATGACATCAATAACGACCGTTTACCTTGCCGTATTGACGTTCTGTATGGCTTTAGCACAATTCGCCCAGCAATGGCTTGCCGTATCTGGGGTTAAACCTAAATGCTCCCGCGCAAGCGGGGGCTTTTTAAATCAATTTTTTAAGGAATTAATATCATGGCACTTCCAAATGGCGCAGGTGGT